TCTCCATATGACGTGCTGCACACCCCAGGGCTCGGCTTCGACGGTCTGGTTGGCTACTCGCCGATTGCAATGGCCAAGAATTCCATCGGCATGGCGATTGCCTGCGAGGAATACGGAGCTAAGTTCTTCGCTAACGGTGCGACGCCCGGAGGCATTCTGGAGCATCCTGGTGTTGTAAAAGATCCGGATAAAGTACGCGACAGCTGGAACGCAGCCTTCGGCGGCAGCTCCAATTCCAACAAGGTGGCCGTGTTGGAGGAAGGCATGAAGTACACGCCTATCTCCATTTCACCTGAACAGGCACAGTTTCTTGAAACAAGGAAGTTCCAGATTGATGAGATTGCGCGTATCTTCCGCATTCCGCCGCACATGATCGGCGACCTTGAGAAATCGAGCTTTTCCAATATCGAGCAGCAGTCACTGGAATTCGTGAAGTACACGCTTGACCCATGGGTCTGCCGCTGGGAACAGTCGATGCAGCGGGCGCTCCTGACGCAGGATGAGAAAAAGGAATACTTCTTCAAATTCAATGTGGACGGCCTGCTCCGTGGCGATTACCAAAGCCGTATGAACGGTTATGCAACAGGCCGCCAGAACGGCTGGATGTCCGCCAATGATATCCGGGAGCTTGAAAACCTCGACCGCATTCCGGCAGAGGACGGCGGCGATCTGTATCTCATCAACGGCAACATGACAAAGCTCGCGGACGCAGGTATCTTTGCGGCTGCGGCACCTGCAAAGGAGGAACCGGATGAAACAGAAGAAGAACCACAAACAGAACCGGAGCAGCAGTCAGAAAACGGCAGCTCCCGGCACAAACGTAAGGAGGCATTATGACCAGAAAGTTTTGGAACTGGGTGCGAAACGAGGAACCGGACTCGTTCGGCAGCGAACGCACACTCTACCTCGACGGAGAAATTTCCGATGAGACGTGGTACGGCGATGAAGTAACACCCAAGCTTTTTAAAGATGAATTGAATGCAGGAGACGGGAACATCACCCTCTGGATCAACAGTCCGGGCGGTGATGTTTTTGCAGCTGCACAAATCTACAACATGCTCATGGACTACAAGGGCAATGTCACGGTCAAGATTGACGCGCTTGCCGCTTCTGCGGCATCCGTCATCGCTATGGCCGGAACCAAGGTCTGTATGAGCCCCGTGGCCATGCTGATGATTCACAATCCGGCGACCATCGCCATTGGCGATACCGAAGAAATGCAAAAGGCCATCGACATGCTGTCAGAGGTCAAGGAATCTATTATGAACGCCTATGAAATCAAATCCGGGCTCTCCCGCGCGAAGATTTCAAAGCTCATGGATGCCGAAACCTGGATGAATGCCAAGGAGGCCAGGAAGCTCGGCTTTGCGGATGAGGTTCTTTTCGCTGGCGGTGAGAACCCGCTGCCGGAAGAAGACGACACCATAGAGATGCTTTTCTCCCGCAAGGCTGTCACAGATTCACTGCTCTCAAGGCTGATTCCAAAGAAAAAGCCGGAAGCAGATAAACACATGGTACCCGTTATCGATCTTGAGAAGCGCCTTTCGCTTCTCGCACATTAAAGGAGGATTTTTATTATGACTCAGATTATGGAACTTATGGACAAGAGAGCGAAGGCATGGGAAGCAGCAAAATCATTCCTGAATACACACTCTCAGAACGGCGGCATGGTTTCCGCAGAGGATGCCGCGACCTACGACAAGATGGAAAAGGAAGTCACAGACTTTACACACGACATTGAACGTCTGCAGCGTCAGGAAGAGATCGACAAGATGCTCTCTGCTCCGACCTCTGCTCCGCTTACCGGCAAACCCGGCGCGAAGAATGAACCGGACGACAAGCCCGGCATCGCTTCCAAGGCATACAAGGCGGCATTCTGGAACAACATCCGCAAGCGCAACTACTACGACGTAAAGGATGTGCTGGAAATCGGCACCGACGCCAATGGCGGCTACCTTGTCCCGGATGAATATGAGAAGCGTCTGATTGACGCCCTGCAGGAGGAGAATTTCTTCCGCACGATTGCGACGGTCATTCAGACCCAGAGCGGCACGCACACCATCCCGGTCGTTGCTTCCCACGGGACGGCGGCATGGATGGAGGAAAACGGCCTGTACCCGGAATCCGATGACACCTTCGACCAGATCAGCCTCTCAGCCTACAAGCTGGGCACGGCAATCAAGGTATCCGAGGAACTTATGAACGATTCCGTTTTCGATCTCGAGACCTACATTGCATCGGAGTTTGGCCGCAGGATCGGCGCTGCGGAGGAAGAAGCATTCCTCACCGGCGATGGCAGCAAGAAGCCGGAAGGCATCTTCACCAAGGTGGCGGCTACCAAAGGCGCGACCACAGAGATTACCGGGAGCACGGTTTCCTTTGACAACATCATGGATGTGTTCCACTCCCTGCGTTCCGTTTATAGGAGCAAGGCCATCTGGATTCTGAACGACACCACCATCAAGGCGCTCCGCAAGATTAAGGACAACAACGGAAATTACATCTGGCAGCCGTCTGTTGTCGTCGGTCAGCCCGACACGATCCTGAACCGTCCTTATAAGACTTCGATTTATGCGCCGGAGCTGGTTGCAGGCAATGTACCAATTCTGTTCGGCGATTTCTCCTACTACTGGATCGCCGAGCGTCAGGGACGTTCCTTCAAGCGCCTCTCCGAGCTCTACGCGGCAAACGGCCAGATTGGCTTCCTTGCCTCTGAGCGCATCGACGGCAAGCTCATCCTGCCGGAGGCCGTGAAGGGACTGTCCGTCAAGGCCGGTGCCTGATCAAAATGGCAGCTAACGTAACCAGCCGTCTGCAGGAATTAACCTTCCTGCAGGCGGTTTCTTTTTAAGGAGGCGGACGATGGAAGTAACTCTTGAGGAAGCAAAAGCCTATCTCCGGGTCACCACCGGTGACGAGGACGAGCTGATAAAAAGCCTGATTTCTGCGGCGACAAAGCAGGTACAGGACATCACAAGACAGTCCGACGAGGAGTTTATGGCAAACGAGGAAAAAGCCCTGATCCGCATCCGGGTGGCCATCCTTTACACCGTGGCCTATCTCTACGAGCACCGGGAGGAAGCCGACCACCATGCCCTCAACATGACGCTGCGCTCCCTTCTCTTTGGCACGCGGAAGGAGGGCTTCTGATGAATATCGGCGCGATGCGGACAAAAATCACTTTTCAGAAAAGCGCGGTCACCGTTGACAAATACGGAAACCACACCAACGGCTGGACGGATTACTGCTCCTGCTGGGCAACAGTCGGCACAAGCACCGGTTCGGAATCCGAAGGCGTTGTTGTTAACCCGGAAGAATCCCTTGACTTTACCTGCCGGTACTCTTCCGAGCTTGCCGCCGTGGAATCCACAAAATACCGGATCATCGCGGAAGGCCATATCTACAACATCACCTATGTGAACCCGATGGGCTGCAAGCGGAACAGCCTTAAATTCAACTGCAAGCTGGAGAAAAAAACATGAGCAGAAAAATACCGATCAGCGAAATGGACGACGCAATCATGGAGGAGCTTCAAAAATATTCAAAGCTCGCAACCGACGACATGAAGGATGCCGTAAAGGATACGGCGGCTTCTGTCCGTAAGGACATCCAATCTGGCGCTCCCGTCGATACCGGAAAGTACAAGAAAAGCTGGTCGGTAAAAAATGTCCACGAGGATTCCGAGAGCATTGACCTTGTGGTGCATTCGAGGAACCGATACCAGATTGCGCACCTGCTTGAGAACGGACACGCCAAACGCGGCGGAGGCCGTGTCGAGGGAAAGCCTCACATCGCGCCTGCCGAACAGCGCGGCAACGAAACGCTTGTAAAAACCATCGAACAGAAACTGAAAGGCGGCTGAGTATGACCTATGACGACATAACCAACATGTTAAAGGAAGCGGGACTCCCTCTTGCCTACGACCATTTCGCCGAAGGTGAGTCTCCTGAGCCGCCCTTCCTTATTTTTCTCTTTCCGGGCAGTGACAACATGTTCGCAGACAACGGCGTGTATTTCAAAATCAGCCAGCTGAACATGGAACTCTACACGGATAAGAAAGACCCGGAGCTGGAAGAAAAACTGGAGGATATCCTGACCGCCCATGAAATTCCGTGGGAGAAATCCGAGGTCTGGATTGATTCCGAGAAGATGTATGAAGTGCTCTATCAAACTGAGATTTAAGGGAGGATGCCACTATGGCTAACAGAAAAAACAAAGTGAAGTTCGGTCTTAAGAACTGTCACTACGCACTTGTCACGATTGACGAGGATGGCAAGGTCACCTTCGGGACGCCTGTCAGCATGCCCGGCTCCGTGAGCCTTTCACTGGATGCAGAGGGCGATAACGACCCGTTCTACGCGGATGATTCCGTGTATTACATGGTCAGCAACAATAACGGTTATTCCGGCGACTTCGAGCTTGCGCTCATCCCGGAGAGCTTTCTTGTGGATGTCCTGCATGAAACCGAAGATGCCAATGGCGTGCTGGTGGAAAACAAGGATGTGGAGCCGGAGCATTTTGCTCTGCTCTTTGAGTTCTCCGGCGACCAGCGGAAGATCCGCCACTGCCTGTATTACTGCAGCGCGACCAGACCTTCGATGGAGGGCGATACCACAGAGGACAAGAAGGAAGTCAAGACGGAGAAGCTCTCGCTTACTGTTTCGCCGCTTCCGAGCGGGCTGGTAAAGGTCAAAACCGGTACGAACACCAGCGAGGAAACCTACAACAACTGGTACACCAAGGTCTATGAACCGCAGGATAAGACCACCACTACGACCGCCGCCGCCAGTACCAGCACAAGCACCAGCACCACTGCGACAACGTCTTCCAAGACCAGCTCGCAGACAGCATAAGGAGGCAGCACTATGGCAGTTACAAAAACCATCGAGATTGACGGCAAGCCGGTCGAATTCCGTGCCTCTGCCGCCATTCCTCGTTTGTACAGGAACAAATTCCACCGGGATATCTACAAGGATCTGAACCAGCTGCAGAAAGGCATCGACGAAGCCAATCCGCAGGAATCGGATCTGGATACCTTCAGTCTGGAGCTTTTCGAGAACATCGCCTGGCTTATGGCCAAGCATAAGAATCCGGATATCCCGGACACTCCGGAGGAATGGCTTGATGAGTTCAATACCTTCTCCATTTATGAAATCCTGCCGCAGATCATTTCGCTGTGGGGGCTGAATGTGGAGACGGAGGTCGAGTCTAAAAAAAACCTTATGAAACTGAACGCGAAATGACGACGCCACTGTTCCTGCTCCGCTGTGTGCAAATCGGGCTTTCTATTTCCGAGCTCGACCTGCTCACCATCGGTACAGTCAATGACATGTACTCGGAAATGAGTAATGACAGCTACGACTGGCCCGCAAAAGCAACGCAGGAACAGATGGATCAATTTTAACCAAGGGAAGGAGGTCATCGCATGGCT